TATCATCTCCGCTGTTGTACGGTTTACTACAGGTGTCGGCACCCAAAGTCAGCAAGACCTGACGCTCGACCGCGTTAGCCGCGAGTACTACCTCAACATCCCCAACAAGCTTACCCCGGGTCGTCCGGTTCAGTTCTTTGTGGACCGTCAGGTTACCCCCGTTCTGTATCTCTGGCCCATGCCAAACACCAATTACTACGTGGTCGTCAACAAGCTCGTTCGCATGGACGATGCCGCAGCCGGGGCCAATACTCTCCAACTCCCTTTCAGGTTCTACCCTTGTCTCGCGGCGGGCTTGGCCTATTACCTGTCCATGAAGAAGGCTCCGGAGCGCACACAGATGCTCCGCGCGGCCTACGAGGAAGAGTTTGACCGTGCGGCGGGCGAAGACCGCGACCGTGCTGGACTTCGCTTGACCCCGGTTCAAAACTTCTACCGAGTGGTGTAAGATGGCTAGGACCGCCACTGGTTTCATGTCGTGGGCTATTTGTGACCGGTGCGGTTTCCGGTACAAGTACACACAACTTAGGAAAGAGTGGCAGGGTCTGAGGTCATGCAACGAGTGCTGGTCTATGAAGCACCCGCAGCTTGACCCCATCTACCCTCCAATGGAGCCACAAGCCTTGCTTAACCCTCGCCCAGATCGCTTTGAACCCATGGACGTTCCTGTTGGGCAGGAGATCTTCCCGTCCATCCAAAACACCTCAACCCAAGTCATTGCGATTGTGGGCATGGTCACTGTGGAGGTGTCCTGATGGGCTGGATGTACACAACTTTGGTGCAGGCCATCAAGGACTTCGCCGAGTATGACGAGACGACCTTTAACAGCAACATTGATACGTTCATCCAGAATGCGGAAGAGCGTCTTCTATATGCTGTTGATTTTCAGGTCTTCCGGAAGAATGTGACGGGTACTTGTTCCTCAGGAAACAAGTACCTCTCTACCCCTACGGACTTCCTTTCCCCCTTCAGTTTGGCGATCACCTCAGGTGGATCGACAGTTTTCCTCCTCAATAAGGATGTCGAGTATCTTCAGGAGTACAACCCCTCGGGAGCCACGGGCGTCCCCAAGTACTACTCCTTCTTTGATATCAACAACCTTATCCTAGCCCCTGTCCCCAGCGATAACTTCTCTGCCGAGTTGCACTACTATTATCGCCCGGCATCTATTGTTACTGCGGGGACAAGTTGGATGGGGAGTAACGCCGAACAAGCCCTTCTTTACGGGTCTTTGGTTGAGGCGTATACCTTCATGAAGGGGGATGACGCCCTCCTACAGTTTTATAATAACCGGTTCCTAGAGTCCCTGAACCGTCTCAAGAACTTCGGCGAGGGGCGTGAGGACGTAGATGCCTACCGTGACGGTCTTATCAGAGTGAAGGCGAACTGATGTACGTAGAACCCGCTCAATTGTCTACATATCAGGTGGAGGTGGAGACCTCTTCCAATGGAGGTCACCCCCCGGAGTTCTGGGCGAAGAGGGCTGCGGATCGTATAATCCATGCCGCAGAAACGACTCATCCTGCTATCCGGGATCAAGCGAATGATTTCAAGTCAGCCATAGAAGTCGTTGTGCTTGAGCATATAAATCGTGCTATAAAGTGCGACAGATCGACGGTCAGTTATCTGGTGTCAGAGGCTGGTTATCCTCAACTGGCGGAACATCTCAGGAGGCTGTAATGGCTTTTACCGGAAACTTCATGTGTACGTCGTTCAAGCTTGAGCTTCTGACGGCCATACACGCTTTTACGACAACGGTCGTTCGTGGCGCGACCACTGCGGATACGTTTAAAGTTGCTCTCTATACGTCGTCGGCTTCGTTGACTGCGGCAACCACTGCGTATAGTGCAACCAACGAGGCATCAGGAACGGGCTACACGGCAGCCGGTAATACGCTGACCAGTGCCGCCACTTCGTCCAGTGGCACAACCGCCTTTGTGGATTTTGCAGACTCCTCGTGGACTACGGCATCCTTCACCTCCCGTGGAGCGTTGATCTACAACTCCACGCAGAGCAACAAGGCCGTCGTGGTTCTTGACTTTGGCTCTGACAAAACCGTCTCGACGGGGACATTTACGATTGTGTTCCCCACGGCTGATGCCAGTAACGCCATTATCCGTCTGGCTTGATTCCAAGTGATCGGAGACTGATATGGCTTTCGTTACAGCAGATCGCGTTTCCGACACCTCTACATCCACCGGAACTGGAAGCATAGTTGTTTCAGGTACCGCTGCTAGTGGGTATAGAACATTCTCTGCGGTTCTGTCTGTCAGCGACACCTTTTACTACTCAATCCAGCATCAGACGCTGGACGAGTGGGAGGTGGGTCTTGGAACCTACTCGTCTGCAAACACGTTTGCGCGGACAACCATCTACTCGTCATCCAACGCTGGTTCTGCCGTTACCTTCTCGGCAGGGACCAAGGACGTTTTCATCACGATGGCGGCATCTAGATCGCCCCAGCTAAACGCCTCTGGCAACATAACTGCCCTTGGCACCCCAGTTTCTGCCACGCTGACCAATGCAACAGGGCTTCCGTTGACCACTGGCGTCACAGGAAACCTTCCTGTTACCAATTTAAACAGCGGGACAGGTGCATCCTCAAGTACCTTTTGGCGCGGAGATGCGACGTGGGCTACTCCTCCCAGTACTGGCGCTAACATCTTCCTCGCAGACTACTTTGGGGGCTTCTAATGGCCGTAACATCAACTCCTATCTTTACGCAGGTCCCCAATGTTGGGGCGTTGAATGCCATTGTCTCAACGGCGATGACCAACACCAAGGCGTTTGATGGCACCGAGACGGCGGGGACGCCGCTGGCGCTGTGTTATACCGCTGGCGCAAACGGATCGCGTGTAGATCAGGTTCAGATCAAGTTTTCTTCCACCAATGGCGCAACCGCTTCTGGTACATCAAATGCCACGGTGGTTCGTTTTTGGCTGAACAACGGGTCAGCCAACACCACCGCTGGCAACAACATCTTCTTTGGAGAAGTGGCTTTGCCTGCAACTACGGTGACAGCTTTAGGGACAACGGCTAACACTGTCTACACCTTGCCGGTGCCGCTTGGTGGATTAAATCTTCCCGCCACATATCGCATATATGGTGGCTTGACGGTTGCCGCTGGCGGAACAAATATCGCGATTGCCATCAATGCGGTTGGTGGAGATTACTAATGTCAACTTCGCAACAGCTTGCAGCTTTTAATTATTCTGTTCCGGGTCCATTGGTATGGAATTCGGTAAAGACGACAAGCTTCAATGCTGTTGCTGGAAATGCTTATCCTGTAAACACCACATCCGCTGCGATAACAGTGACGCTTCCTGCTAGCCCGAGTGCTGGGAATATCGTGCAGATCACGGACTATGCGGGGACGTTTGGAACGAATGCCTGCACGGTTAATCCTAATGGCGGGAAGATTAATGCCTCTACATCAAACATAGTTCTTTCCACTAATAGGGAAAGCGTTGCAATTATTTATATTGATTCAACGCAGGGTTGGATTTCTTATTCGGGTTTTGTTGCTAACCCACTAGGTTACGCAGGATCTTATTTGATTGTTGCTGGTGGCGGTGGTGGCGGCCAAAATATTGGTGGTGGCGGCGGCGCAGGCGGATTACTATCTGGGTCCGCTGGGCTAATTGCTGGAACAACATATTCTATTGTTGTCGGGGCTGGTGGCGCTTCTGCAAGTTCTGGCACGCAAGGAAGCACTGGTACAGCATCTTCCGGATTTGGATTATCAGCATCTGGCGGCGGCGGCGGCGGCGGTGGGTCTGGTTCTGCTGGCTCTAGTGGCGGTTCTGGCGGCGGCGGCGGCGGAAATACCACTGGCGGCGTAGGCGGGTCTGGAACATCTGGACAAGGGAATACTGGGGGCACTACTCCTACTTCTACTAACCCGCCGTATTATGGGGGCGGCGGTGGTGGTGGTGCCAGTGCGGTAGGCGCAAATGGCGCAAGCACAGCAGGCGGCGCTGGCGGTGTCGGCTCCATTACTACGTTGATAACTACAACGCAGGCAACTTCTGCATCTGTCGGTCAGGTGGTTAGCTCTTCTGTTTATTTCAGCGGTGGCGGCGGGGGCGGCGGATACTCTCCGGGTTCGACAACGGCTGGGGCTGGCGGTTCTGGTGGCGGAGGTGCGGGCGCAGCTACAGCAAATAATGTGGGTACATCTGGCACGGTTAATACTGGAGGCGGAGGTGGTGGCACTGCTGGTGGTTCGCCCACTGCCAATCCTTTGTCGGCGGGTGGTTCGGGCGTTGTTATCCTTTCTATTCCAGCCGGAAATTACACGGGAACCACGACCGGCAGCCCAACTGTTGTGACGAATGGTAGTAATACAGTCATGATCTTTAAATCATCAGGGAGCTACACGGCATGAGCCATTTTGC